ATGCTCACTTTAGACGAGATAGGTCAATCTGTTCGTAACAACATTCAGTTAGTTATTGACCATGTGGGGTTGCCTCTCGCAGTTGGCCCGATCAGTGATGAAGATTACAAGATTCTCTGTGGTGGTTATGGCGAGCTTGAGTGGGACTATATGCTCGGTGCCTATGGTAATTCTGATGACAAGTATGAATTTTGCATCAAACTTGTTCAGCAAGGAGTAGTGCAGGGGATTCCTTCAGGGGCGGCAATTTGTGTTTACGGGGTTGAAGATAAAATCTTTCGCATCCATATTGTTGAAAGGTTCTCAAGGGAAGATGAATCACACCCACTAAAAGGGCGAATGGTTTTGCTCACACTAATGAGTGCCTTTGTTTTTTGTAAGGCTGTCGAGTGTGAGGTTGTTCAAATCATTGAACCAGTTCCTGAATTGCGGCCATTTTATGAGTCGTTCGGTTTTTGTATGGAAAAGTGTGGCTACGTAATGTCTACAGCCACAGATAATCTGCAAGAGACATTTCTTAAATTCGCACAATAGATGTAGACGCCGAGTGTCTACAGATTGTAGGATATCCATCCGGATTACCTTAAAGGTACATCTGGGACAGTCGTTATGTATTCGCACTACTGAAAACGATGTCACCAATCGGAGGAACCGATTGGCACAAGTTGGCTGGACAAGCTAACTTTAACTAAGAGGTTAGAGGCGCCCTTATCGTCTCGGGAGTTTTCTATGAAAGATCAAAAAGCAACCAAGCCACAGGTTAAGTTCGACACAATGAAAGCATTCGCAGGTATGGGTGCTGCTGTTGAAGTTCTGATGAAGGCTGCTCCTAACGCGTTCACTCACGCTATTGTCTCTGGTAAAGAGCAGCAGGGTAAGCTTCGTCGTCGCAAGGCAGCATGATCATAGCTGGTGCTTTTTGAAAGCCCGCCATCTGGCGGGTTTTTCTTTTTTTATCTGTGTGAAACTCAACTATTTTTCTGTTTGTTCGTTCTGACCCTTTCCCACTCAATTCTGCCTTCTTCACGCCGCTGGTCTATATACTCAGCAAGATCCTGAATGTTGATGCAGCGCTTCGCTTTCTGTGATGTTCCTACACGATAAGTCGGGATCGGCAACTGACAGGCATTTGCTTTCGCTTCTGCTGTGTTAGGGCTCATACCGAAATACTTTTGGCATACAGCTGACAGCTCGATGTTAGGCGTATTGAACTCAGCCATAAGTAAAAACAAAGTATTCATAGACATTCTCCATACAACCTGGCTGCACCCAGGGAAAATTACAGGTCTCTGCTGGTGGCCGGAATCAACTTCTGCCAGATCGCGGACACGTATTTTGCTTGATGTCGCGCATCGGCCAGTGCGTTATGTGCAACCCCATCGAATGGCATATCTCGCTTTGGATCGAAACCCACAACTCTGCCTAATGTGACGATGGTTCTGACGTCGTGATCGTTCCAAAATTGCCACGGGCAAACCTGGCCGGCGCGCTCATATGCGCCGCGCAATATAACGTTGTCGAAAGTAGCTCCATTGCCCCAAACTTTTAAATATTTTGGGTTATCAGAATGCCGATTAATGAAATGGCTCAGTTCAGATAGGGCAGACGATATCGGCATCGCATCATCAACACAGATTGCTGATCGTGCTTCTGAGCTTTGTCTTAACCACCACAGAATAGTGTCACCATCCGGCACCGCTCCCTGCTCCATAGCGCTTTCAAGGTTAACGGCGGTGTAAAACTCCTGACCCAGTTCACCGCTTTGCGGATCGAAGAACACGGCACCAATGGAGACGATAGGGGCATTTGGTTTTTTGCCCATGGATTCAAGGTCGATCATTAAGTTGTTCACGTTAAATATTCTCCTGTTTGGCTATTCAGTAATCTTGCCGCGACGCATCGCACGTAGGTTTTTCAGGTTTGTTTCCTGCTCTATTTCGGCACATATTTTGCGATACTCATCATGTTCCACTCGTTCAAAATCTTCGTTAAAGCGTTTGATGCTAATCGTTCTCAGCCCGCCATCATTGCGTTTGATTCGGACCGAGTGATCGCTACAGCTATGGATAATTACGGGCCAGTTGCTACTGTCCGTGTAGATTTGACCGCGCCGAATCAGGCTAAACATTCTTATTTTTTCTCCTGCTCTGACTGTTCTTTGATATGCAATCGAGGTTCCCCGTCTTTCGGCTCAGGCCACTGGCGCGCCATGTTCACTTTCAGCTTTTCTTCCATCGCAGCTGTGATTTCACCGTCACTGATACCGGCGCGCCGCTGGGCGTCCCATAACAGGAACTGCATATCAGCCCACTCGCTGAGGTCGTCAGGTTCGGCTGCAGCTTCCATCGCCTCTTTTGAGAGGTGTTTCAACAGACCAACCGGACCAACATCCCCGAAAGTCTTATCTGACCATTCAGCATGCTCACGGCGAACCTGTTCGCGCAACTCATCACGATTACTTACAGGTTGGCTACCCTGAAGTATGGCGGCGCGGCAGGCGTTCCATGCTTTTCTCGCGACATCTGCGCTAGTGTTAACAGTTCTCAGTCCATATGAATCGTGTATTAATCCCTCAGATCTAGCCCACACCTCGAACTCATCAGTTGCAGGTTCAAACGACTTGATGGTTCCTGACCGTTTAAGCCAGGCCAGCCATGCAGCTTGCTTAACAGTCAGTCCGGCAAGAGGGCAATCTGTATCGTTGTTCCATACATTGAATGCCTCGCGCTCATCCGGCACTACCGGCGCTGGCTGAGCCACAGCAAACAGTGGCCCAGGTGCAAGGTCAAAACGACGCAAGCGGATATCGCAGGTACGCTCTTCACCTTCTCTGTTCCAGGCTACTACGTCGGCCACAGGCTCAGCACCAAAAGCTGCAATAGCCCCATCAATCACCCTCACAGCATCAGCCATTGCGTAGCCGAGATTACCGCCGTCGCTTTGTGCTGCTGCTTTGCTGAGTATTTCGATTATCTGGTGCAGGCGATCGAGTGATACAGGACCTTTCGCCGGGTGGTTGTTAGTTGTCATGAGTTAGTCCTCAGCCTGCAGTGCTTTCAACTGGAGATGGGAAATCAATCGTCCCTTCAATGTGCGCTCCTGCTACACGACACGCCGGGGACCAGTCAGACGCTTTGCCTGTGTCCAGCGCCTTTTCAACCTCTTTGTATTTGCGCAGGTCATACAGGTGAATATTCGGATCGCCTATGGTGTAAAAACCGATTTTTTTCGGTGACGGGCAACGGTCGAGGACTTCCTGCAATTCGTCGATCCACGCCTGTTCCTTTTTGGTCAACTTAACCATGATCATTCCCCCTTCACACCAATGCCTGCGGCGCGGACAACTGTTACGTTAATTCCAGCCTCTCTTAGTAGTGCTATTACCTCTGATTCAATCAGCATCTTAAATCCGTTAATTTCAGTGCCAGTTGGCAATTTCACCGTCCGCGCCTCCAGTTCTGCTATGCGATTCTCTGCGGCAGAAAGTTTAGCCATGTGCTCGCGCAGACTATCTGTTGCAGCTTCAAGCTTGTCCCAGTCAGGGTTGAAGTTAGCCAGTTGAGCAAGCTGCTCTTTCAGGAATTCATTGCTTTTCTGTGAGGCTTCCAGCTCATCCATCAGCGCCAGATAATCAGAATATTTGACGTATTTACCGTCATCCCACTCCATCATGTCTACGCCATAGTTTGTATAGCGCCGCACCTGACAAGCCTGTTTGTTGAGTGCTGTCATTGGGCTGCTCCTTCGGTATCGCTTTTCACCGGGCCGATGATGTCAGCAGAGAACACGTAAACCTCTTTGCCTTCATCGTTGGTGAGCCAGTATTCGGCATCAGGTGCGATATTTAGAGTGAGAACTCCGTCACTTCTGGTTGTGACCTTCTGACCGTGTTTCCACCATGTCGGGAATCCATTGCTCATAACTCGGCTCCTTTGCGAAGTTGGGCGGCGAACTCGCAGATTGTTACGCCACCTTCCTCTGAGTAATCGGATGATGAGATATGCAGGCCGTGGACAATACTGCCGTCGTCACGTTGAATGTTACCAACCCACAGCAGCCCGTCAGTAAAATCACCGTACCCGGATTCATGACCGTCACCACATTGCGAGCAAATTGACTCAATGTCGGATGGATCAAGGAAGATTTGTTGAGGCACAAGCACGTAACCTTCAGGGATTGCACTGGCCCGCACTTCAGCCAGGAAAGCGTCGGTCGCCGGGGTTCCGATTCGATTAATAATTGCGATCATCCCGGCCCTCAGTGATTCATCTTCAGTTGCTCCATTTTGAGTGGCAACCTCAGATGCCTCGTAACCGTAATCACTCTGTAACAGCCAGTTTTCTGGATTTTTAAGCCCCGCATTCTCCGCCGCCAGCTCCCTGCACTTGCTCTCGGCGTTAGCGAGCTGTACTGCCATGTCTGCGTTTTGTGATTGCAGCTCTTCGTACTTACTGCGCACTTCGCGAATTTCTAAAACAGCAATCTGAACCGCATAGGCAAACATGGACACAGGACGTTCACCCATCTTTTCACTGTCAGATTGCATGCGCATAGCGACAGCCATCAGTTCATCAAGCTGAGCGCCGGTCATTGGTTTATTGGTTGCTGTCATGATGATTTTCCTGCTGTATTTTGTATTGCTTAACGAAGTGGGCCACTGCTTTTGACTGGCTGGCGATTATTTTTTTATCGCCTAAATCCAGAGTGACGTTCTTCCCGCGATAAATTATTGCCGAGCCGATTTCCTTACCATCCAGCTTCACATACAGCACTTTCCCGATAATCTCTGTCGTAGGGATTGGCTGTGAAAGGCGATAGGTTTCGCGAGCTTCAGCAATGGTTTTGTGTTCGTCGATGATCGCCAGAGCTTCAGCCAGTGCCGTGCCTTGCAAAGTGAACACGCCTTCATCGCTGATCGTCGCCATGGCCATTAACTCCACGAAACGGCGAGCGCTTTTAATGTTGAGTTCTGGCGCGATAGAACTGCGCGTAACCTTTGTTTTCCCCTGGGCGGCGGCTACGGCTTTATCGTGCTGGAGAACTTCACCTGCCTGTTCGCCAAACTCGCGAACTCGGTCAACGGCAACATCAACAGAAACTGCCCCTGATTTAACTTCCTGCTGAACGTCATGGTTCGCTGTGCTGAGTAGAAGAAGCTTTTCTACTGTGGCTACAGACTTGTTGACCAGCTTTGCAATCTCGCTGGTGGTCTGGTTGAAAGCGTTATGAAGCTCCTGAATAACAGCAGCCTGTTCAATATCGGAAAGGGGAAGTTGGTTATTGCTGGTCATGATGCGAGCCAGTCGCTGCACATCGTTACCGTTAAACGGCATGATATGAATGCGGTCTACTGGCTTACCAGCTTCAGCACAACGTGCGTAGCAGCGACGGCGGCGGTGGCCTTCAACAACCCACACACCACCTTCATCACGTGCGATAACCTCAAGCGGAGGAACGGTGCCACCGTTCATCAGATAGTTAAACAGGTCGTCATCTGCCTGGCGGGTGCGTTCATCGTCTTCACGCTTGTTGAAACCTTCACGCACGTGGATATGGTCAAGGCTGATAAACATCCCTGTATCGGTACGCTTGATGGTCCCGTCACGGGACATCTGTTTGAATGAGTTGGCGGCCATTACTTAGCCCCTTCATTCATCACAACATTAGTTACCGGAGTTAACTCACGCAGTTCGCGCTGAGCCTCCATAAGGTGCATGTTGTTGCGTGTTTTAGTGTGTCTTTCAACGATGCGATCGCATTCTTTTGCCCAGCAGATAACGTCATCGCGTAATACGGTGTTCTCAATAGCCAACGACTTACGCTGCTCCATTGACTCGCACAGCGCCACGCTGACGATATCAAGGCGGTTAGCCAGTTCGGTCATGATCCCGCGGTAAGCAACCGGAAGGAGAGGGGCGGCTTTACGGGCTGCATCGATCAGTTGCTCTCTTGTCATACGTGGTTGTAACTCAGTGACGTTCTGTGTGGTCGTCATGGTTAGTTTCTCCGTGTTATATGCGCCCTGCACGGCGCTGAATTCTTTGGCCTTGATACTTAAAAGAGGCCACCTTGGTCTTTAGGTTGGACACGTTTTCTTTTTGTGACTTCGGACTTTGAAACCTGCTTATCTGCCCAGGCTTTTGCGTGCCTCATCACATCGTCAAAAATCGCGCCTTTTTTACTGGCTTGTGACATACGCTTATATAAATCAAGTGCTTGCCATGCCCCCCCCTGAGCCACTGAAGAGGAAAAACCTTGTTTAATAAGGATTTCCCTTACGTTCTTCTCAATAAATTCGAGGTGGTTCATTAGTCCTCCAGTGGAAAAATCCGCTGAATTTTGGTTGCACGAATCCCTCGCCAAAAGGCGAATAAAAGTTTGGGTTTAGTTTCAGTAAATGCCCCATGAAGAGGCACTTAGTGAAACGGGCGACTGCAATCGCCGGTTAGTTTCTCCACTCAATTGAAAGCGCGTTCCGCTGGTTTTGGATTTAACGAACTGGCACTTAATGACAAGTTACAGAACGCGCTTTCAGTTGAGTAAAAAGGGCGGTACCAGGGACTTCAAAGGTTGGTACTGGTACCGCCAAGACTCCACACAGCTTTCTTACTTCCTGGTACCACGCTGGCTACGTGATTCTGGTGCAGCATGCAGGATTTGAACCTGCGACCCACGGCTTAGAAGGCCGTTGCTCTATCCAACTGAGCTAATGCCACAACTGGAAGCGCACTCCACCTGTTTCACACCTGTCACCCATAACTGGTAAGTAAAGGAGTGCGCTTTCATGTTGTGTTCGCGGGGTCTACTTCCCTCCTGTCACGGTTCTTTCCCCGCGTCATCATGTGTTCATTCGGTACATGAAACCCATTTGTCAGGATTCCACCGGCTCCCATCAGTTTTTAAAGACACTCAGATATCGTCTGGTCTGTGCCGTCTCTTCCGGCTGTCATCCGGGTTGAACTCGCCCTGAACGAGATTGAAGGGTTATAGCCCCTTACGGCATTCACGCCCTCTCACGTGTGTCGCGTATGCCACGCCAGCGCTAACGAGTTTTAACGACCTTTGCCGTTTGCATCATCTTGTCGCCGCTGTTATCGGTGCGGAACCGCCACTGTCCAGGACATTTAAAAGGACCGTCTCCAAGTGGTAACTCTTCCAGTCCCGGTAAGCACTCTGCGAAATACTTACCGTGACCGGCTGTTATTCCCTGAAAAAGGCTGGCGGTTACCGGACAAACGGGAAAACACCGGGCCGCCAGAACAGGGAGTTACTTGTTATTGCTTTGGCCTGCTTTTAACCACATCAGGCGCGGTGGTATCTTGGTGTTCTCACACAACCAAGAGGGATGTTTATGGGCGCTTTTGATAACCAGGAAATTACGTTACCCGCATGCCCTAAGTGCGGCGCTAAGACGAAGAAGAAAATCGCTTGGCTCAAGTCGAACAAAAGTTTCACTTGTCGATGTGGAGCCACTATCAATGTCAACAGCAGCCAGCTTACTTCCGAAATCAGGAAGGTTGAGGACAAGCTGAAGAAGCTCTTTAAATAGTTTTTTATCGACTGATATTATTTCGTTATCAGGGGTTGGTTTTTCAGCCTCTGATTTTTTAGTCAGGATCATTTTTTCTACACATGTGACTACGCATTCCGAACAGATAGCAGGTTCGTCCTTACCACCTTTTGCGACGATCTTCATCGCTACCAGTTCGGTTGCTCCACAAAATGAGCATGTGAATAAATGATTCATGTAAACCTCTGCCCCTAACCTTAGTTTTCTGTCAGCGAATCATCCGGTTATTCATACGCCACCGGCGGCTACTTCGTGGGCGTCCTGCCTGTTCGCTGTTGTGTAACACCTTTAAGTTGTAATTTAGTTGTGGTGATGCACAATGTCAACAACTTTATGTGGTTTGATTGAAGGTGAGATGAATGCAAGGATGTATAAAAAAGAGGAGGCTGTATGGAAGACAAGCTTTACGTATTTAATTACACACACAATAGAGATAAGTTGTTTGCGAACCTAATCAGTATCATTGATGGTATTGTTGCTGATGGGGTGGTAAGAGATGAGGAAGTTCTTTACCTTGACACATGGCTACTTGAAGCAAATCAAATTATAAGAAATGGAGTTATTAAGAGTCTATCGGCGAGGGTCTCAGATATCTTAGCTGATGGTGTCATTACAGAGGAAGAAAGAAAAGAACTCAAAAACAGTCTGACAAAAATCCAAAGAGAAATTTTAGATATTCCTGGAATTGATTTTTACTCTGCTGAAATGGATCTACATCTTCTTAATGGATTGTGTAAAGGGCTGATCTCGGATAGGACCTTGACGGAAGATGAAATTAGATATCTCGATTGGTGGTTAACCCAAAATGGGGCTCTTAAGAGTAACTACCCAGGGAAGGATTTGTACATTCTAATAAAAGATATCCTTAACGATGGGGTAATAACTCCAGAGGAAAGCGAAACTCTACATAAAGCACTTGTTGACTTTACTGGATGCGATCTAGACAGCGGGGTTGTTGATGGATTGGCGACGAGGCTACCGATTGATAATGATGCACTCGTTGATCTTGCGGACAAAACCTACTGTTTAACGGGTACCTTTATGGCGGGTAAACGAGCGGTGGTAGAGGAACGGATCAAAAGTGCAGGGGGAAAAATAAGTAATGGAATTACCCAAAAACTGGACTTCCTTGTTGTCGGAACCCTATCATCCAGAGACTGGAAATTTTCCAGCCATGGGAGAAAGATAGAGAAAGCTGTTAGCTATCGCGACGATAATGGTGCAAAGCTAAAAATTATCTCAGAGGAAATGCTATTTAGCGTATTACCATGAACGTGATGACCAGAACACTCTGCCGATAACATGAATTCTTGCGCGGCGTTCATTGAAGGTGAGTATTTCATCTGGATACTCATCTTTGTTGAAGCTTCTTATAATTAAACCACCATCAGGTTGGTTTATTAGCACTTTAACCCTTAGCAGGACCCCATCTCTAACAGCGTATAAATCGCCATCTCGGATAGGATTTGTCTGTGCGATATCAACAGCAACATGATCGCCGTTATTGAGAACTGGCAATAAGCTGTTCCCCCAAATTTTTACGATCCTAGCATTTGTAGCGCTGACTCCAGCTTTCCTTAAATCCATTCTTCGGATAGGAAACCAGTCAATTACAGACTCCACAATTTCGGCTTCACACCCATTTCCTGCTGATAACTCAACATCTAGTACTGGTATGTCAGCGAAAATGGCAGGGTCTAAACTGGCACTTTCAGCCTCTCCAACCACAAAATCAGAAAGCGAAGCATTTTCCTCAATGCCTAGTTGCAACCACTTTTGGCTAACGCCTAATACATTTGCGATTTCTTTTATCTTTCGCGGTTGCAATGTATCTCCGTTTTCTATTTTTGCTACGGATTGTTGAGAAACACCTATTGATTCAGCGAGTTGAGCTTGGCTTAACCCTGTTTTTTCTCTCGCAATTTTCAGTCTTTCCGCCAGTGTGTTCACAACTTCCCCCCTTATTTATGGTGAGATTACAACTTAATGTTTTAGCTTTCCAACACCTAAAAGTTGTGATAAAAGTTGTTAAGGTTGTATAATCTCTATCGGCAACAACTTTTATGTATTGATACAGGAGAAAGCTATGACTCCCGAGCAGTTAGCCCTTTCAGAGGCAATCGCTCTGGCTGGTGGCCAATCAGAGTTAGCGCGCAAGCTTACCGCTAGTTCTGGGCGATTAGTGAAACAACAGCAGGTCTGGAACTGGCTGAACAGAGAGAAAAAACCACCAGCAAAACTATCAGCGCTAATTGAAAAGGTCACCGGAGTTTCAAGAGAGAAATTACGTCCTGATATTTTTCAAAAGATTAAAGATTCAGCAGCGTAATTGTAACCACAGAACTAAGGGGTAAGCCGTGGGTAACGAACCTATTTGGAAAGTCGAACGTCAGCCTTCCTGGCTGGTGGTAGCGATTAAAAAGACGATTACCGACCTGCCTGGAGGCTATGCCGAGGCGCGGAATGGTTGGGGGGTAACAGAGAATGCGCTGTTTAACCGCCTTCGTGTGGATGGGGATCAGATCTTCCCTATGGGGTGGGCGATGGTGCTACAGAAAGCTGCTGGTGTTAGCTACATAGCTGATGCGTTTTCTCGTCAAACCGATAACGGGATCCATATCCCGGGCGCGGCACCAGAAACAGAGAACGAAGAGATTGGTTTAAAGCTGGCTGAGCTGGTGGGCAGGCTTGGTGACCTGGTTAACGCATATCGTCGATACATCGATGATGGTGTGGTTGATAAAGGGGAGTGGGACAGTCTGAACGAAATCGCCTACCAGTTCCGGGTAACGCTTATGACGTTTCTGAACCTGATTTCACGAGTCTATTGCCTTCCAGAAAAGAGTGACGCCCGCGAGTGTGCAGCTCCGGGCGCCTTGGCGAACAACTCTTCGAGTATGGAGAAATAATCCGCATGAGCAATTTAATCGTAAATCCTCACTTACCGCAACTACGAATGATCCCGGTGCCGGGTCTTCCGCTGTTTCGGTATGAATGCAAAGTATCAAATCGCTGGGTGTCATGTAACCACAGCCAGGCTGCCGTAATTGTGGGGGTCTACTATCGGAGGGCAAAACGCCTGTGCGCGAACTTAACCGAAGGTTCAAAGATCACCGCGGAGTGCCAGTCCGTGTTATCCGCTGGGAGCCAGAAACGCAGCGCGTTATCTACCTGCGAGATGGCTATCCACACGAATGCTTCAGCCCACTTGAGCATTTCAGGCAAAAGTTCAGGGAGATAACGGACGATCATGAGCACTAAATTAACCGGCTACGTATGGGATGGTTGCGCAGCGTCGGGCATGAAGTTGTCCAGTGTTGCGATCATGGCTCGCCTTGCTGACTTCAGCAGCGATGAAGGTGTGTGCTGGCCGTCAATTGAAACTATTGCTCGCCAGCTTGGCGCAGGCCCGAGCACTATCAGAACGGCAATCGCAAAGCTTGAAAAAGATGGCTGGCTCACACGTACACAGCGCCGTAATGGTAACCGTAATGCTTCGAACGTGTATCGGCTGAATGTGGCGAAACTTCAGACTGCCGCATTTTCTCAACTGTCAGATTCTGACACGTCAAAATCTGACACGTCAAAATTTGACGCCTCAAAAACTGACCCGTCGAAATCTGGCAAAAACGATGGTTTTGACCCGTCAGAATCTGGCGGGGATCCGTCAGTAAAATCAAAACAAGATCCACAAGTAACTTCAAAACCCTCTTGTCCGGTTGCGGCGCAACCCGACCCTGAGGTTGTGATTACTGATCAGGCCAGACAGGTTTTGTCTTACCTGAATCAGACTACTGGCTCACGCTACCAGGTATGCAGCACGTCGCTGGAGAATATTCGCGCCCGTCTTCGGGAACAATTCACTGTTGATGACCTGTGCCTGGTAGTGGATTACAAAAATGCCGATTGGCGTGATAGCGAGCAGGCGCAATACCTCCGCCCGGCAACTCTGTTCATTCCAAAAAACTTCCCTGGTTACCTGCAAAGCGCGACCAAATGGTCCAGTGCTGGCCGGCCTGAACGCGTTAACGGCAAATGGGAGACTAACTCAGCCAGCCGCGCAAACTTCCAGAGTGTTGATTACTCACTGCCAGAAAATTCGGGGTTCCGTTCATGATGACCAATAAATATTGCCAGGCGCTGGCGGCACTGCGTAGCAAACCAGCTCACGAATTGAAAGAGGTTGGCGATCAGTGGCGGACACCGGATCTGCTTTTTTGGGGGATCAACGCGCTATTTGGTCCATTAGTTCTGGATTTGTTTGCTGACGACGATAACGCGAAATGCCCGGCATGGTACACCGCCGAAGATAACGCGCTGACGCAGGACTGGTCTGAACGTCTGGCTGAACTGGGTGGCGCTGGCTATGGCAACCCACCGTATAGCCGTTCGCAGTACCACGAGAAGCAGGCGATCACCGGCATGACGCACATCATGAACTACGCAGCAGCCCAGCGCGAGAAGGGCGGTCGCTATGTATTCCTGATAAAAGCCGCGACGAGTGAAACGTGGTGGCCGGAAGATGCCGATCACATTGTATTCATTCGCGGGCGCATTGGGTTCGATCTGCCTGTGTGGTTTGTACCTGCTGACGAAAAACAGAAACCCACCAGCGCGTTTTTTGCCGGTGCCATAGCTGTATTCGATAAGTCATGGCGTGGCGAGCGGTTCAGCTATATCAACCGCACAGAACTGGAGGCAAAAGGGCGGGCGTTTATGGCTTTGGCACAATTTGCTGCCAGCAAGTCTCAACCTGTAACTGCCACACCTCCTGCAGCTGATAAGCCAGAAGCAGAGTTGCCACTCACCCAGAAAGATATTTTTGCTATCAGCGGTGTCGAGGCGTGGGCATGCGTTAGAGCTGCGTTTGGCGATAAAGAAGAATACACATTCAGTGAATCGAAGTTTGGGCATACCTGGGCGGCGGATTCTGTCGAAGCACCGGAATTCACTCAGGTATCACCTTTAACGATCGACAAAGCGAAGCTGCTTATTCGTGAGAGTATTTTGTTCGGTGTGGATGAGTGGCTGTTGTCGATTGAATTCGATGACGCTGCTGTGCGCCTGGATATGTCGGAACGTATTCGCACTGTTGCCCTTGAAGCATCCGGTGAATATGGCATGAACAGCACTGACTTCATTGCAGCCATGGGAAGCCTGGATGTTTCCAGTTGGTCCAATATTCGCCAGATCCGCATGCACATCCGTGAGAAAGCTAAACCAGTATCGGATCCGCTTCCAGAGTCCCGTATCTGGCCGCTGGAGGTTGGAATTGTATTCGACCAGGTGGATGGTGCTGACATGCTGGATGAATCACAGCAGAACAAGCTGAAAGCCAACATCAATCAACTCTGGCTGGAGCGGACGGCCACCAGCGAAATCATTACTGCAGTTTCTGAACTTGTTCGCAATATGCGGGGAGAGGCCGCATGAAACTGGTCTTGCCTTTTCCTCCGAGCGTGAACACTTACTGGCGCGCCCCTAACAAGGGGCCGCTGGCCGGTCGTCACCTCATTAGCGCTGATGGTCGTAAATACCAAAGTGCTGCCTGCGTGGCGATCATTGAGCAATTACGACGTCTCCCGAAGCCATCGACTGAACTGGCAGCGGTAGAAATCACTCTGTACCCGCCGGATGCGCGCCGCCGGGATATCGATAATTACAACAAAGCCCTGTTTGACGCGCTGACGCATGCGGGTATCTGGGAAGACGACAGCCAGATTAAGCGCATGCTGGTGGAATGGGGACCGATAGTACCGAAGGGAAAAGTTGAGATAACCATAACGGCATATAAAAAAGAGGTGGTTATATGTCCAGCTGTGGGTTGAATATTGGTCGTTATGGCAGTAATGTCGGAAAGTGCAAGCGAAAAGGGCGTGCAGGCCCTTCGCAACAATCAGAGTATGGAGAGAATATGAGCAATCATCATGTTATGGGCACTGCTACGCCCAAAAAAGACTCTTATCTTGTTGTTGATGGATGTTTAATCAACTCATTCGAACCAAATCTTTATAGTCTCAATGATATTCATAAGGCTTCAGGTGGGTCTGCGTCCAAAAAACCTGCGTTTTATCTCAGGACGCTAACTGCAAAAAGAATTCTAAATGCTCTCCCTGGTGAACGTTGGGAAAAGTTGCATGTTATTCGCGGTGGAGTCTTACAGGGTACTTTCGCCTCTCAGGAGTTGGTTTTTGCCTATGCCCTCTGGTTGAGCCCTGACTTTTATGTTCGCGTTCTGAGCAATCTCCCTTTTATCAGCGATCTGCGCAACGGGGAGGCAAAATGAGTCAGCTACATCAGATCATCCCGATCACTCAGGGCAATATTGGCAACCACATAACCCCGATGGTCAGCGCTAAAAGGTTACATGCCTTTCTCGGCGTTGGGCGTGATTTCACCAACTGGATTAAAGGGCGTATCAGTCAGTATGGTTTTGCTGAAAATACTGATTATGTGGTTTACGCCAATTCTGGCGAGAACCCCCTCGGTGGACGCCCAACCGTTGATTACCTGATCACCATTGATATGGGTAAAGAACTGGCGATGGTGGAGAGAAACGAGAAGGGTCGTCAGGTTCGTCGTTATTTCATCACATGCGAACAACAAGCGAAAATGCGAGTTGGTACACCATCATTACCAAATTTCTCTGATCCGGCACAGGCTGCGAGAGCATGGGCTGATGAATTTGAAGCCAGGCAGCGCGCGGAAACAGTTACCCACCAGCAGGCCGAATATATCGAGCATCTCGAGAGTCTCTTCACTGACGGGCTTTCCCCTGTACAGTTCTGTAAGCGTTTGAATGGTGTGAATACCTCCAAGATCAGTGCCTGGCTTGTCTCTGCTAACTGGCTGTACGACGACAATCCCGAAGGCCGCAGTGCACAGTGGCGTGTTCGTTCGTATGCCCGCGACAAATACCTCACCGAGAAAAGCAGTAAAGTATCGCCAAACTCTGCGGTGAGCTTTACTACCTACCAGCCCGTCCTGCTGCGTGAAGGCGCTGTCTGGCTGTACAAAAACTACCTGAAGGGGAAGCTTCCGATGAAGGTCACCTGGAACGGTAGTTTTACCCACGATAAAGATTTAGCAGGGGGTCTCCAGTGAGAGTGACCCCTCCGCACCTTCAGCCTGTATTGTCCAGGGTTAAACGGTTTGTTGAAAAACAACCTGATGGGGCAACGCTCACCCATCTGACGCACAAAGTATCAGCATATAGCTCGTTGAGCCGGAAGGATAAAGAAAACCTGATCGATATCATCCGCGAAAACAGCCTGCTCTGCATTACTGATGACGGCAGGACAACAACCCTGCATCACCCTAAGTTTGGTCATAAATCCGTGGCGCCGGTTATTGCGTCGTCGAAGACATTGAAGGAAGCCACTATGAATAAGCCAACCGTGACCCCTGAAGAATTACGCAAGCAGGCTGAAGCCCTCATTCGTGCCGCTGAAGAAGCTGAAAAAAAGGCAGGTGACCGCGCTGAAATAAAAAAGCAACTCGATCCTCTGAAGCTTGAAATCCTCCAGGCTTATGGAATGGCAAGCCGTAAGTTTGATGAGTTTGTGGATGCTATGGCGGACATGGGGAAGGCCGTACAGAAATTTAAAGATCTGACGGTATAAGGGGTGGGCATTGAGAGCCTTACTTACCCCTGAAATGGTGCCACGCCTTGGCGTGGTGCTGTTCAAGCCAGGACGGGAGTTAATGCCCCTGTTTGCATCAGGTCGCGTACTGGTTGAACGGGAGCCAGAAAACATGGCCCGGCTTCCGTCTGGTCGGATCCCCGATGCACAGCAACCGCTACTGGATGATGCCAGCCTTCACACTTTCTTTACCGATGAACGGGTCATTACTGCTGCTGGTGGTATGTCCGGGCTTGAGTACTGGCTTCGTCAGCGCGTTAAAAAGTGCCAGTACCCTGTTTCTGACTACCATCATGCCGAGCTAACGACACTATGGCATCCGCCTGGCGCGTTGGTGGTGTGCTGGCACTGCGATAACAAATTGCGCGGGCAGACAACGGAAAGATTGCAGGCGCTTGCGCTGAACAATGTTGCCGAATGGATTATTGATACCGTACTGGCTGGGCTTGGCTACAACAAAGAGCGCTCCCTCTCTTTAGCCGAACTTTGCTGGTGGGCGGTTCAATCTGGTGTCGCTGATGCTGTCACCGAAGGAATGGCGCAGCGGGCACTACGGCTGCCAGACGAACCATTATTATCTGTTTACCGGGAAAGTGACATCGTACCTATGCCGCCGGCCACCAGCATTATGCAGGAAAAAGTCAGGCCGATTGAAACGTTACCAGCTCGGCGGTCAGACAGCCTGGATGTGGAAACCCAAAAGCCAACACTGACGTTAACCGTCGATCCGGAGTCTCCGGAGTCTTTCATGCTCAGGCCAAAACGTCGCCGCTGGATAAATGAGACGTACACCCGCTGGGTTAAAACACAACCCTGTGAGTGTTGCCGACGGCCAGCAGATGATCCGCACCATATCGTAGGGCACGGTATGGGTGGTACAGCAACAAAAGCCCATGACCTCTTCGTGATTCCTCTGTGCAGAGAGCATCACGACGAGTTGCATGCTGATCCTGTGGCATTTGAAGCGAAATACGGTGACCAACTGGTCCTGGTGTTTCGGGTTATAGATCGTGCGCTGGCAATTGGCGTACTGGCGTAAGTGGAGAACGCTAAATGATTAATCCTTCTGTAGTTGGTAAATCTGGTGAAATGGCTCGTCTTCGTACTCTGGAAAGCATCTGGATACAGGGTAAGTTGCGCATGTGGGGCCGTTGGTCTTATATCGGCGGTGGTAGTGGTGGGAACATGTTTAACCAGCTTCTTGCATCCGGGAAAATCACCAAAACGGCAATTAACGAAGCACTACGCCGGATGAAGAAAGCAGGTATCAGCAAACCTGAACTGGAAGCGTTCTTCAAAGAGATTCAGGAAGGGAATAATAAAAGCGGCCTGGCGTTCTGTACCGATGAAGAAGCGCTGGCCATCAACGCTGTACTCAGCGGTGTCCTTGTGCAGTCAGGGCATAAGAAGTTATACGCTCTTATTGAAGATCGTTATATCAAGCGCCTGAGCAAAAAGGCGATGGCCAGAGACTTAAATGCAAAACATCCTGAATGGTGTTTGCGAACCTGTGAAAGTCGAATTGATGTTTGGCTAAATGTAGCAGAATCGATGCTATACAAGCCAATGTGTGACGCATTCGGCACAAATAGCGACAGATTCTACTTGAATAGTTGCGCGGGAAGTGCTTAAATTGTGTTAAGCTCGGGACGTTAAAGCGAACTGAGCAACAGAACAAAAAGAAACCCGCCATCGTGCGGGTTTTTCCTTTTAAATTATAACCTATTGCCGCAACTAAATTTTATTGATGTAAATCTTTGAATTTAATCATCACATTTTGATAAGATTAATTACCCTTCAAAACGTGACTATAACTAACAATATGAGTGGCAATCATAAGAGAACTGGCGGCAAGCCAAGCAGTATCACAAAGATCACTTGGGCGCATGCAACCAGGGATATTGTCAACAGAGCTATGTCTACAGGGCAGATGTTGCCTTTATGTGTCTTTGTAGTGCTCGTTATCTTGCTTACTCGTGTACCAAATGAGAAAATTCCAGACGTTATTCACGATATCCTGGTATCTCTTCTAAACTGGAACATGCTTGGTTGGATATTCTTTGTACTTGCACTTATCGCATGGGCAGGTCATGCTAGGATTATGCGTAAGGATTTCAGCAGCGAGGCTGAACGCATAGGAAAAGAGAAGACAACTCTGCAGCAACAAAAAACGTCACAGCCACTCGGGACGAGTGACCAGTAACAACAATTAAATTGGAGGATGCACTATGATCACTGCGTTGTTTTTCACGCTATGTGCTTTTGCTGCATTTCATTTCATTTACGAAAGGATTTTGCAGCCATCATTGAGGCTTTCTTTTAGGAATGAGCTCTTCGAAATTCGTGATAAAGTTCGAAATGAAATTATTTCAGGCAATCTTAGCCCTAAGGACATGAAAGCAGCTGTTCTTATCCACGACGGCTTAAACAACACGATCAACAGACTTCACCTGTTAACAATTGGTAACAAGATCAGAGCGGAAATCAACTTTGCTCGAAACCCTGAAATCAAAGAAAGAGTTAACAAACATGCCAAGGTGCTGTTTGCATGTGAAAATGAAGAATTGCTTCAGGCTGTGTCTGAGTCAGTAAAAGTAATGGATAAGGCTCTGGTGGCAAACAATCTACCATTCCTGCTTTACATTGCACCTGTTGTGTTGAGCTTTATGCTCATCGGAAAAGTGTTTAGTGTTGCCAACTCAACGGCAACAAAATATTTGCAGTGGTTTAAAGCAAAACAGTTCGAGAAAGCCATTCTTCTTAGTAATGATGGTTTCCTGAGTAAGGTTGTAGTCGCTACCGCTTAGAAATAATTCAGCAAAAGAATCACATTAAAGGCCACCTTCGGGTGGCCTTTTTTATTCCCCTCGCTTCTGAGAGGACTCACAGCAATAAGAGGGGACTTAATGTCCGATCCTGTTTCTGGCACTACGGTCGCGGCTGGTGGACTGATGGGAGCCAGCGTATTTGGTCTTGCAACCGGTATTGATTATGGCGTGGTATTTGGCGCATTCGCTGGTGCAGTATTTTATGTAGCGACAGCGGCAAATATCACACGAGTACGATTGATTGCTTACTTCATGACGTCATTCATTGTTGGCGTTCTTGCTGCTGGCCTGGTTGGTTCAAAGTTGTCACAAGCTACCGGGTACAGTGACAGGCCATTAGACGCACTTGGTGCTGTTGTAGTGGCGGCGATGACAATCAAAGTGCTCACATTTTTCAACAGTCAGGATTTGGGAAGCCTGTTCAGTATTCTTTCGCGATTCCGTGGAGGAGGGGCCAGCAATGGTAACAAGTGATCCGTCAGCGATGGTGAATGCAGGTATTTGTGCGGTCATCGTCCTTGTCCTGATGTTCTACCAGCGTGAAGGGGCAAGACATCGCCCCGCTATATCATTGCTGGCGTACTTCGTTGTGCTGGTTTATGCCAGCGTTCCATTCCGATACCTATTTGGCCTCTACCAGGAGTCACACTGGATGGTGGTCATCGTAAACTTTCTTATTTGCGCTGCCGTGTTATGGGCTCGTGGGAACGTGGCGCGTCTCGTTGATACGCTGAGGCATTAATGAACCAATCACAATTTCAACAGGCGGCTGGTGTAAGCGCCGGGTTAGCTACGCGCTGGTTTCCGCATATTGATGCTGCAATGAAAGAATTCGGCATTGTTAAGCCTGAAGACCAGGCAATGTTTATCGCTCAGGCAGGACATGAATCAGCGGGATTCTCTGCGTTGGTGGAGAGCTTCAACTATACCCCAGCCGCTCTGCTGACCACCTTTGGACGCCGCATTACGAACTATCAGGCATATATGCTTGGGCGTGACAAAGAAAAAGGGCAGGTAGCAAATCAGCCAGCCATTGCAAATCTGGTGTACAGCAATCGCCTCGGTAACAAAGCATCAGGCGATGGGTGGAAATATCGTGGCCGTGGGCTGATTCAGATTACCGGTCTTGATAATTACCGCCGCTGCGGAACGGGATTAAAACTGGATTTAGTCAGTAATCCTGAGTTGCTGGAAAAGGATATCAACGCTGCACGGTCAGCTGCATGGTTCTACGCCACCAGCGGATGCCTGAGCTACTCCGGCGATCTGGTTCGCATCACTCAGATCATTAATGGTGGACAGAACGGTATTAACGACCGTCGTGCACGCTACGCCAAAGCAAGAGCCGCACTGGTATGAGGTCGCTATGGGACTTGAAATGATTATCGGCCTGGCTGTTGCTGTACTGGCTGCAATTGCAGGTACTTTTGGTCTGGGTAAATCACGCGGAACCAATATCGCAGAAACAAAAGCAGACCAGCAACGCACTGAAGAACGTGCAGCAGCTACTGAAGCCGTTGCAGAACGCCGGGTAGAGACAACAAAAGGAGCCAGGGATGTACAGCAGACTGTTAATCATCTTCCTGATGACGATGTTGACCGTGAGTTGCGCGAAAACTTTACCCGCAAAACCTGAAGTAACGGACACGGCCTGTGACTGGGTAAGCATAATCTACCTCACTGAGCACGACATTGAGGTTATGGACCGCCAGACTAAGAAAGATGTGTTGACGCATAACCGGTCCATTCAGCGCAACTGTCCAAATAAAATTACTACGGCCTCGCAATAGCGGGGCTTTTTGAAGACCAAAAGAGAGAGAATGATGGAAAAAGAGCAAAACGGTTGTCAAATTCTGCCTGTAGCAAAAGATTTTAAATTCTGCCTGGGCCAGTTGGTGAACCTGCGTATTAGTGATGAGTTTGGCGAGGTACAGGCCCGATCCCAGCATGTTACTGGTGAGAATCAATACTACATTTATTACCAGGCAGCAGGTAATTGCGCGACTGAGCGTTGGTTTTCCGAATCTCAACTGACGGCGGTGGAAGATGATCGTTCTCCGGGGATGCCAGTATTTGGCTGCGTAGGGTTGCCGGAAGGCGCAACTGTCGAAGAGTAAGGCATTACAGCAGGCATTCACTGAATGCCTGTGATAATGTTTTGAAATGTCATGCAACAGAGAAATTATATGAAAAGTGTCATTTTAATTCTTAAAGGTAAAAAACCTGAGATTATCAACGTAGGTGATGCACTTAACTCTATCAACTGGATGCTTTCTGATGATACTGAGGTTGAATTAGAGATTATTACAGCTAACGTTCCATCTCTTACTGGCGAATCATCTTTCTATTTGGTGGCAACTGATATTGAAGACCTGGATTCAAGGCAAATCAGACAAGCTGTGGAATTTTTAAGCATTAACTAAGCAAGTCACCTTAACAAATAGCCTCGCAATAGCGGGGCTTTTTTATACCAGCAGTAAACCGCGCATCGCAGCGCATGACAATCCCGAGTCTTTCAGAAAGCTGAGCCTGAGAACTGCCGTATATGGTGGCGACCATCTCGGGGCGGCTTTTCTGTGCGAACAGGCTCATCTTTCTAAAAGGTAAAAACGCTATGAATAATCCGTCAGTTATTCCGGCCTTCGACTTCCGCGAAATGGTGCAAGCCAAAAACGGAGAGGTCGTCACCACTTCCAGAAAAGTTGCCAAGTACTTCGGCAAGCGACACGGCGATGTGCTCAGGAAAATCGAGCAGGTTAAGTCCGATTGCTCGAGTGAGTTTGGCCAACGCAATTTTGCGTCGGCTGATTATATCGATGAGCAGGGTAAGGTTCGCCCGATGTACAGCCTGACAAAAGATGGCTGGATCATGGTTGTGATGGGATTCACTGGGAGAACTGCTGCAGCAATCAAAGAGAGTTATATCTCAGCATTCAACTGGATGTCCGAACAACTTAGCCGACGCATGGCGATGGGCGAAGAAATGCAGCACCGCTATGCCATCAAAGAAACACGCTCGAAGCTGAAAGGCACGATCGGCAGTCGTTTAATGAACGAACGCAAGAAGGAAAAGCGCGTCCTGGCACTGGAGCATGAGCACATCATGCAGGTGACGCAGCCAGAATTGTTGATTGGCTGATCGCGACATTACAGCAGGCATTCACTGAGTGCCTGTAATAATGCTATAAATAATCACCTAAAAAGATAAAGGTGATCTATGGAAAGGTTCATAACTTCAATTGAGGCTTCACTTGAAAGTGAAAATTGGTTAGCAGCGTTATTTATGGCGCTTGCTATGCCAGATATTTGTAGAAGCTTAGAGCGACCTGATATTAGTCCGAAGACAACGGGGAAATGGTATAGAGACTGGGTAACCCGTTACATTGAGGGCGAATACACTGCTGGTCGTTTTGAAGAATGCAAATTCTATGCACAAGATTTTTGGTTGTATCGTTGTTCTTGCCTTCATGCTGGTGTTGATCCGGAAAACAAAAAGAGAATGATGAAATTCAATTTCACACCTCCTCCCGGTTCAGGTCATCTGGTGCATTTAAACCATTATGATGGAAAGCTTCAGTTGCAAATCGATGTTTTTTGCCGAGATATGATTGCAGCCGTCAACCGATGGTATGAGGAAGTAAAAGAAGATCCAGTCATAATTAACAGAATGGAAAGTCTTATAAGCATCTCATCCGCTTCATATGGCTCATTCATACGTTTCAGTTAACCGCCTCTGGGCAGTTTTTTATTGCCATCACAAAGGTCACTTTCGAGTGGATTTGTTGTTGCCATCACCATGGACAAACCCATCGTAATGGCAATGTTGTCATACCAATGGAACGCCAGTAAGCCTGAAATGAATCAGGCTCAGAATAAACCACAGTATCGTTGCTGTTGCAGGGGCAAACAGAATTGTAACCAAGACATTGGACGCTTCCATAATTTCTCCTTTTTTATACATTGAGGGAGATAGCCTCGAATTGAGGTTATCTATTGTAGTGCCTAATAGGTCTTCCCATTAGTGAGTCGTAAAGATTGCGACTCTTTAAAAGATTCATTACAGGAGATATGGAAATGGTTTCGCTTCGTTTGAACAAAGCTGCGTTAATCAGCGCCCCCGGCATTCACTGAGTGCCTGCGATCATGCTTTACTAAATAATTCATGGGGTTATCATTGTGACTCTTTGATAAAAGGAGTTTTGGTAATGAAATTTCTCTGGGTTGTATGCATTATTTGCGGAGTTATTGGGTTTGTGCAGGGAATTATCGGAGTGTTCGGTGCTGTTAGTGCGCCTCAGCAGGCTGCTGGTGCAGCAATGGGCGTTGCATGGGCGGTAATCCCATATTGCATCTGTCGCGCTATCCAGCAGATGAGACCACAAGAAGTGGTAATCAAAAAAGACGAATGATACTCAGCTATCACATCGAATAAGCCTCGCAAAAGCGGGGCCTTTTAATGCCCGCCGCCTATCATTGCAAGTGATAATCATTATTATTAAGTGGGTCCTCCTGGCGGGGTGGCCTGCCACGGGGCGGCGACCTCGCAGATTCTCGCTATTTATGAAAATTTTCAGGCATTTGCCGTTTCCGTTCTTCTTCTCGCTAATTCATTGTTTTAACAGCAAACACCCCTGAAAAGAAAGGAAACGATAAGCCTTAAAAACGGCTAAATAACCAAAGGGCGTTTCCTTTCTCTGTTTTTGTGCATGGAGTGAGCTATGGAGGTCAACAAAAAGCGTCTTTCTGAAATATTTGGGGTCAGCGTGCGAACCATTCAGAACTGGCAGGATCAGGGAATGCCTGTAGCACGTGGCGGCGGAAAAGGTAATGAGGTCCTCTATGAATCTTCCGCTGCTATTGAATGGTATTCCGCACGCGACGCGGCGATTGAGAATGAGAAATTACGCAAGGAGGTGGAAGACCTTCGTCTTGCATCGGAATCCGACCTCCAGCCAGGTACGATTGACTATGAGCGTCACCGCCTTACCCGGGCGCAGGCAGACGCCCAGGAACTAAAAAATGCAAAAGATTCCGCTGAGGTGGTGGAAACCGCATTCTGCACGTTCGTGCTGTCGCGGATGGCCGGAGAAGTAGCCAGCATTCTTGATGGAGTTCCTCTGTCGGTTCAGCGGCGCTTCCCGGAGCTGGAAAACCGACATATTGATTTCCTCAAGAAGGACATCATTAAGGCCATGAACAAAGCAGCTGCGCTGGATGAAATAATACCGGGGTTGCTGAGTGAATATATCGAACAGTCAGGTTAAGGGGCTGCAGCACTCTGCGCGCGCAGGGCTACTTTCGCTGTACCGGCCTGAGCCGCAAACGGCGGTTGAATGGGCAGACGATAATTACTATCTCCCCAAAGAGTCGGCCTATCAGGAAGGGCGCTGGGAAACGTTGCCGTTTCAACGCGCGATCATGAATGCGATGGGTAACGACTACATTCGTGAAGTTAACGTTGTTAAGTCTGCCCGTGTTGGCTATTCAAAAATGTTGCTGGGTGTTTATGCGTATTTTATTCAGCACAAGCAGCGAAATTCCCTTATCTGGCTGCCCACTGATGGTGACGCCGAAAACTTCATGAAGTCGCATGTTGAGCCGACGATTCGCGATATTCCGTCACTTCTGGCGCTGGCCCCCTGGTATGGCAAAAAGCACCGGGACAATACGCTCAGTATGAAACGCTTCTCCAACGGTCGCGGGTTCTGGTGTCTGGGTGGTAAGGCGGCGAAAAACTATCGTGAAAAGTCAGTGGATGTTGCCGGCTATGACGAACTCGCTGCTTTTGATGAGGATATTGAGAAAGAGGGTTCCCCGACGTTTCTCGGTGATAAACGTATTGAGGGCTCTGTCTGGCCCAAATCTATTCGCGGATCAACGCCAAAAACAAAGGGAACCTGCCAGATTGAGCGTGCTGCCAGCGAGTCCGGGCATTTCATGCGTTTTCATGTTGCCTGTCCGCACTGTGGTGAAGAGCAGTACCTTAAGTTCGGCGACAAAGAGACCCCGTTCGGGTTCAAATGGACACCGGGCGAACCTTCCAGCGTCTTTTACCTGTGCGAACATAATGCCTGCGTCATTAAGCAGCAGGAGCTGGATTTCACTGAAGCTCGTTACATCTGCGACACCACCGGGATCTGGACGCGCGACGGTTTATCCTGGTTTTCATCAACAGGCACCGAAATCGACCCGCCAGACAGCGTGACGTTTCACATCTGGACGGCATACAGCCCGTTTACCACCTGGGTTCAGATCGTTAAAGACTGGCTAAAAACGAAAGGGGATACCGGAAAGCGTAAAACCTTCGTGAACACCACTCTGGGCGAAACATGGGAGCCTAAAATTGGTGAACGGCCTGACGCGGAGCTCATGGCCGAACGCAAAGAGTTCTTCGGGGCATCCGTACCGGAGCGTGTTGCTTATCTGACAGCCGGGATCGACTCCCAACTGGATCGATATGAAATGCGCGTCTGGGGATGGGGGCCCGGTGAGGAAAGCTGGCTGATTGACCGGCAGATCATTATGGGCCGTCATGATGATGAAGCGACCCTCGTCAGGGTGGACGAGGCGATTAACAAAACCTATCTCCGAAAGAATGGCGTGGAAATGTCGGTATCCCGTATCTGCTGGGATATCGGCGGTATTGACCCCACCATTGTCTACAATCGCTCAAAAAAGCATGGCCTGTTTCGCGTGATCCCTATTAAAGGGGCTTCCGTTTACGGCAAGCCCGTCGCGAATATGCCGCGTAAACGCAACAAGAACGGCGTCTATCTGACGGAAGTGGGTACAGATACCGCAAAGGAGCAGATTTATAACCGCTTCACACTTCAGCCGGAAGGGAGTGAACCTCTTGCCGGAGCCGTACATTTTCCCAATAACCCCGAAATTTACGATCTGGCTGAGGCACAGCAGCTTACTGCTGAGGAGCAGGTTGAAAAATGGGTGGACGGGCGTAAGAAAATCGTCTGGGACAGCAAAAAGCGACGAAATGAGGCGCTGGACTGCTTCGTGTACGCGCTGGCTGCCCTGCGGATAAGTATTTCGCGATGGCAACTGAATCTTGATTCACTGCTCGCGAGCCTGCTGGAGGAAGAGGGGAACCGGACCAATAACAAAACCCTGGCTGATTATGCCAGGGCATTATCTGGAGATGAATAATGGCGACACAGACTGATCTGGATGCCGCCCGCGCTGCGTTGCACGATCTCATGATGGGAAAGCGGGTGGCAACGGTGCAAAAAGACGGCCGGCGGGTTGAGTTTACCGCGACCTCCGTCAGTGACCTGAAAAAATACATTGCCGAACTTGAGTCACAGGTTGGCACCACTCCACGACGCCGGGGACCGGCAGGATTTTACGCATGAAAACACCTGCTTTGTTAGGACCGGACGGTAAAACCGCTCTGCGGGATTATGCCGGATATCATGGCGGTGCTGGTGGCTTTGGCGGTCAGCTCCGCGCCTGGAATCCACCGAGTGAAAGCGCAGATGCTGCGTTATTGCCTAATTTTTCCCGTGGTAACGCGCGCGCTGACGATCTGGTCCGCAATAACGGCTATGCGGCAAACGCGGTACAGCTCCATCAGGACCACATTGTCGGGTCGTTTTTCCGGCTCAGTTATCGGCCCAGCTGGCGTTTTCTTGGCATTGGAGAGGAAGAGGCTCGGGCGTTCTCCCGTGAAGTTGAGGCGGCCTGGAAAGAATTTGCGGAGGATGATTGCTGCTGCATTGATGCGGAACGTAAGCGTACATTCACCATGATGATCCGTGAAGGTGTATCCATGCATGCGTTTAACGGTGAGTTATGTGCACAGGCCACCTGGGACAGTGATTCCACGCGTCTTTTCCGCACACAGTTCAAAATGGTGAGCCCAAAACGCATCAGCAACCCCAATAACGCCGGAGACACGCGAAACTGCCGGGCAGGTGTCAGAACAAATGACAGTGGCGCCGCGCTGGGATATTACGTCAGCGAGGATGGCTATCCGGGGTGGATGGCGCAGAAGTGGACCTACATCCCGCGTGAACTGCCCGGCGGGCGGCCTTCCTTTATCCACGTGTTTGAACCTCTGGAAGATGGGCAGACACGCGGTGCCAACGTGTTTTACAGCGTCATGGAGCAAATGAAAATGCTCGATACGCTGCAGAATACGCAGCTCCAGAGCGCGATTGTCAAGGCGATGTATGCCGCCACGATTGAAAGTCAGCTGGATACGCAAACCGCGATGGACTTTATTCTCGGCTCAGACAGTAAAGAGCAGCAAAGCAAGATGACCGGCTGGCTGGGGGAGATGGCCTCGTACTATACCGCGGCGCCGGTTCGTCTCGGGGGCGCGAAGGTGCCGCATCTGATGCCGGGCGACTCCCTGAATCTTCAGTCAGCGCAGGACACTGACAACGGCTATTCGACGTTTGAACAATCTCTGCTGCGCTACATTGCTGCAGGGCTGGGGGTGTCGTATGAGCAACTCTCTCGCAACTATTCGCAGATGAGTTATTCCACCGCCCGCGCCAGTGCTAACGAGTCCTGGGCGTACTTTATGGGGCGTCGCAAATTTGTTGCCTCCCGCCAGGCCTGTCAGATGTTTTTATGCTGGCTGGAAGAGGCCATTGTCCGCCGCGTGGTGACATTACCGTCTAAAGCCCGGTTCAGTTTTCAGGAGGCGAGAAGCGCCTGGGGAAATGCTGACTGGATCGGCTCCGGGCGAATGGCCATTGACGGACTGAAGGAGGTGCAGGAGGCCGTCATGCTCATTGAGGCGGGGCTGAGCACCTATGAGAAGGAATGCGCCAAACGCGGGGAAGACTATCAGGAAATCTTTGCCCAGCAGGTTCGTGAAACGATGGAGCGCCGCGCTGCGGGACTTAAACCGCCAGCGTGGGCGGCTTCGGCCTTTGAGTCTGGACTGAAAAAATCGAATGAGGAGGGGACCGATGACGCCAGAGCTGCGTAATCTCCCGCACATTGCCAGTATGGCTTTCAATGAGCCGCTTTTACTTGAACCCGCCTATGCGCGGGTTTTCTTTTGCGCGCTCGCTGGTCAGTTAGGTATCACCCGTCTGACCGACACCGTGTCGGGCGTTACGCTTGGCGCAGAGCAGATGGCTGAACCGCTGACACTCTTTGGTGATGATGAGGAAATGGGGCCAAAGCCGGCGCGTAGCTACCAGATCACTGATGGTATCGCGGTGCTGCCTGTTTCCGGGACGCTGGTCAGTAAAACCCGCTCACTCCAGCCGTATTCGGGGATGACGGGGTACAACGGCATCATCGCCCGCCTCCAGCAGGCAATCAGCGATCCGGGTGTAGACGGTATTCTTCTTGATATGGATACGCCAGGTGGAATGGTGGCGGGTGCCTTTGACTGTGCGGACATCATCGCCCGCATGCGGGATATCAAACCCATCTGGGCGTTAGCCAACGATATGAACTGCAGCGCTGGCCAGCTGATTGCCAGTGCGGCATCACGTCGGCTTGTGACGCAGACGGCCAGAACGGGATCCATCGGGGTCATGATGGCCCACAGCAATTACGGCGCCGCCCTTAAAACCAGCGGCGTTGAGGTCACGTTGATTTACAGCGGCGATCACAAGGTGGACGGGAACCCCTACGAGAAATTACCCAAAGAGGTACGCGCAGATTTTCAGGCGCGTATCGACGCTACCCGGCAGATGTTCGCTGAAAAGGTGGCGGGTTATACCGGCATGTCGGTTCAGGCCGTTCTTGATACTGAAGCAGCTGTGTTTTCAGGCCAGGAATCAGTTGACAACGGCCTGGCGGAGCAGCTGGTCAACAACATGGATGCGCTGAACGTTATGCGCGATGCAATTAACAAACGAACGATGATTTCCCGAGGAGGAAGCATGAAAGGTACTACTGCATCCGCAGATACCACTCAACCAGCAGCATCTGCTGACCAGACCGTGACCACCGTTGACGTGCCTGCTGCGGTCGTTACTGACCCTGCAGCGGGCGCAACTGTTGATATCAGCAGCCAGGTGGCAGCGGCGGTCGCAGCCGAAAACGGTCGCATTATGGGGATCCTGAACTGTGAAGAGGCGAAAGGGCGTGAATCACAGGCGCGCGCGCTGGCGGAAACGCCCGGGATGACGGTGGAAAGTGCCCAGCGCATCCTTGCCGCGGCTCCTCTGAGTGCTCAGGCGCGTACGGATACCGCGCTGGATCGTCTGATGGAAACCGCACCCGGCACCGTAACGGCAGGTAGCGCTTCTGCCGAAGCGGGTGACGATTTGTTAAATACGCCTGTTTAAGAGGTCAACATGTCTAACACTGAACAATTTACGCACAATCAGCCCCTCGGGAACAGTGATCCGGCGCATACCGGTTTTGCACCTGGTGAACTGACGAAAGCAGTACCGGCGATGACGCCCCTGATGCTGGATGCCACTTCCGGCAAGCTGACCGTCTGGGATGGCCAGCATGCGGGGGCTGCCTGTGGCGTTCTGGCGGTGTCTGCCGACCAGAGCAGCACTGAGCTGGCATTCTATAAGTCCGGCTCTTTCCGTATTGAAGATGTACTCTGGCCGGATGCGGTGACGGATGAACACATCAAACGCAACGCATTCGCAGGTACAGCCATCAGTATCGTCTGACATCCGACTTAACACTAACCATCATCCACAGAAGCCGCCATCGCGGCTTTTTTTACGGGAAACATCTATGTCAATTTACACAACGGCCCAACTGTTGGCGGTCAATGAGAAGAAATTCAAGTTCGATCCGCTTTTCCTGCGTATCTTCTTCCGTGAAAGCTACCCTTTCAGCACTGAGAAGGTGTATCTGTCGCAAATTCCGGGCATGGTCAACATGGCGCTGTACGTCTCGCCTGTTATTTCCGGCAAGGTTATCCGCTCCCGCGGCGGCGCAACGTCAGAGTTTACGCCGGGTTACGTCAAGCCCAAGCACGAGGTAAACCCGCAGATGACGCTGCGCCGCCTACCGGATGAAGACCCGCAAAATCTGGCTGACCCGGCCTACCGCCGCCGTCGCATTATCCTGCAGAACATGAAGGATGAAGAACTGGCGATTGCTCAGGTGGAAGAGAAACAGGCTGTGGCTGCTGTTCTCAACGGTAAATACACCATGACCGGCGAAGCGTTTGAACCGGTTGAGGTGGATATGGGACGCAGTGCCGGAAACAACATCATCCAGGCAGGTGCTGCGGCATGGAGCACCCGCGACAAAGAAACCTATGATCCCACTGACGATATTGAAACCTATGCGCTGAACGCCAGCGGCGTGGTCAATATTATCGTCTTTGATCCGAAGGGCTGGGCGTTGTTCCGTTCATTCAAAGCGGTTAAAGAGAAGCTCGACACCCGTCGCGGTTCTAACTCTGAACTGGAAACGGCGCTGAAGGATCTGGGTGAAGCGGTCTCCTATAAGGGAATGTATGGCGATGTGGCCATTGTCGTTTACTCCGGGCAATACATTGAAGACGACACCAAAAAGAACTACCTGCCGGATTTGAGCATGGTGCTGGGTAATACCCAGGCGCGCGGTTTGCGCACCTACGGCTGCATTCAGGATGTTGATGCCCAGCGTGAAGGCATTAACGCTTCCACGCGTTATCCGAAAAACTGGGTACAGACAGGCGATCCGGCGCGTGAGTTCACCATGATCCAGTCTGCACCACTGATGCTGCTGGCTGACCCGGATGCGTTCGTGTCTGTCAAACTCGCCTGATGTCCATTCTGTGGCCCTGCGGGGCCCTGTTCCGGAGTTGTTCTTATGACAGAAAAAGAAAAGTTGATTGCGCGGCTTAATGAGCTTGGCGCGCAGCTTGGTCGGGAAGTGAATACCAGTGGCACCATTCAGGAGCTCTCTATGCGCATTGCGGAGCTGGAGGAAGAACTGAATGACGGCACTGATACCGATAGTGTTGAAAATGGTGGCGTAAGTGATGGTAGTGCATCCACCGGCGCCGCAGAACCCGTGCCGCCAGTGGATACGGTGTTAAGCGGCAGAACAGATAGCGCGCTGATGGCCGTCGAAACGCTGGCCACGCTGCACATTGAGGCGCTGCACGCGACCCGCGATGAACGGGTATCTATTGTGGAAGCGGGTACCGTGATCCGCGTGACACAAGCGGATGCGGACAGCCTGGTTGCACTCGGACTGGTCCGCGAGTACTAGCAGGGGGCTGTGTGGCTGATTTCGATAACCTTTTTGATGCTGCAATAACACAGGCCGATGACACTATTCGGCAGGTTATGGGGACTTCTGCAACGGTAACGTCCGGCGCGATTTCTGGCGTCACGTTGAGTGGTGTTTTCGATGATCCGGAAAATATCGGTTACGCCACACCCGGCATCCGTGTCGAGGGGACCAGCCCGTCGTTGTTTGTGAAATCAGCAACGATTGGGCAGCTGGCGCGGCTGGACACGCTGGATATTAACGGAAAACCTTTCTGGGTTGATCGTATTGGTCCTGATGACTGTGGCTCCTGCCATATCTGGCTTGGTACGGGTTCTCCTCCCGCAGCGACCCGGCGCCGTTAAGGGAAAACTATGTCTTTAAAAGGGCTTGAACAGGCTATAGCAAACCTGAACAGCATCAGCAATACGGCGGTTCCGCGGGCCTCGGCGCAGGCTGTTAACCGTGTCGCCACCCGGGCTGTCAGCCGAAGCGTTGCCGTTGTCTCGAAAGATACACGGGTGCCACGCAAGCTGGTAAAACAACGCGCGAGGATAAAACGCGCCACGGCGAAAAAGCCGATGGCAATGATCCGCGTTAACCGGGGCAACCTGCCCGCGATAAAGCTCGGTACCGCCAGCGTACGGTTATCCCGCAGAAAACGGGACAAAAAAGGGGCCAATAGTGTGTTGCGTATTGGCCCTTTTCGTTTTCCCGGGGCCTTTATTCAACAACTGGAAAATGGCCGCTGGCATGTGATGCGAAGGACATCCAGACCCCGCTATCCGATCGAAGTGGTCAGCATTCCACTGGCAGCGCCACTGACGACCGCATTTAAAGATGAGCTGCCGAAGCTAATGGAATCGGATATGCCTAAAGAACTTCGGGCATCCCTTAAAAACCAACTCAGGCTGATTCTGAAACGATGAAACATACTGATATTAGAAAGGCAATTATTGATGCGCTGGAGAGCCATATTGGTAAAGACGCGCTCTATTTTGACGGACGTCCAGCAGTACTGGAGGAGGGGGATTTTCCGGCGGTCGCTGTCTTCCTGACGGATGCCGGGTATACCGGCGAAGAACTGGATGCTGATATCTGGCAGGCCACGCTGCATATCGAAATCTTTTTACCGGCGCAGGTACCCGATTCCGAGCTTGATGACTGGATGGAGTCACGTATTTATCCGGTGCTTGGCAATGTGCCAGGACTTTCTCTGCTGATCAATAACATGGTGCAGCAGGGGTATGACTACCAGCGCGATGACGATCTTGGATTGTGGAGTTCGGCTGATCTGAAATATTCAATTACTTACGAAATGTGAGGACGTAATGACTACACCAAACCCACTGGCGCCGGTAAAGGGTGCCACCACCACACTCTGGATTTATTCCGGGTCGGGCAACCCGTTCGCTAACCCATTATCGGATGTTGACTGGACGCGCCTGGCTAAGATTAAAGACCTGCAGCCCGGTGAACTGACTGCCGAATCAAACGACGACACCTATCTGGATGATGCGGATGCTGACTGGACGTCCACTTCACAGGGCCAGAAATCGGCGGGGGAGGCCAGTTTTACGCTGGCCTGGAAACCTGCCGAGAGCGGGCAGCAGGATCTGGTTCGCTGGTTTGATGACGGTACCGTGCTGGCGTACAAAATCAAATACCCGAATGGCGCCATCGATGTGTTCCGTGGCTGGGTAAGCAGCCTGGGTAAAACGGTGACGGCAAAAGACACCATTACCCGTTCTGTCAAAATCAGCAACAACGGCAAACCAGGTCTTGCTGAAGACAGCGCTGCTGCAGTGATTGACGTAACCGGCGTCAGCCTGGATAAATCGACCACCACCGTTGCGGTTGCTGCCACCACCACGCTGAATGTCACCGTGGCGCCAGCCAGCGCAAGCGATCCATCTTTCCGGGCCACCACCACGGATGCAGGTAAAGCCACGGTGACTGTCGCTGGTACAGTGCTGACGGTAACCGGCATTGCCGCCGGAACCGCCGACATTATCGTGATGACCAACGACGGGCTTTTTGTCGCGACCTGTAAAGTCACCGTTTCCTGACTTCCGGGGCTGTGGCCCCGCTTTCTGGAGTAATGCATGTTTTTAAAAAGTGAACCGTTCGAACGTAACGGTAATACAGTCACGCTCTACGAACTGTCGGCGCTACAGCGTATTGAGCATCTTGAACACCTGAAGTCGCTGGAAAGTATCTCTGATGCCGACATGCAGGCGGCGATGGATATGACGATTAAATCCGGCGCACTGCTGGTGGCCATGTCTTTATGGCATGACCACCCCCTGAAAGGGACGCACAAAACGCCGAAAGAAGACGTTGAACAGATCCAGAATGAGGTGCTGATGACATGGCCACTGGAGATTATTTCCGCTGCAGAGTACAGCGTGAAGCTGCTGTCCGGCATGGTGCCGCTGCAGGAAGCGAATGATCCAGAGGATATCGCTGTGACTGAGCCGGTCAGTCTGGAAAAGTCCTCGCCAGCGAGCTGACATTCGTCCTGAAACTGGCGCGTGAATTTCGCCGCCCGGACTGGCGCGCCATGCTTGCTGGTATGTCGTCAACGGAATACGCTGACTGGCGAATGTTCTACCAGGACAATTTTTTTAATGATGTGCAACTGGATGCACATTTTTCCTCGCTGATGCATATCGTTATCACCGCGCTTGACCCCAAAACCACATCAACCCCTGCCAGCTTCAGCCTGCTTTCACCTTCAGCGGAGGATATTGCCGACGATGAACCCGGTGACGCTGTGCTGATGGCAAAGGCCGAGGGCATTTCAGGAGGTGTTCGCTATGGCCCAGACGGCAGTGGGTGACCTGGTCGTTAATCTTGATGTTAACTCGTCAAAGTTCAACGAGCAGATGGAGTACGTAAAAAGGCAGTTTAAGCAGACGGGTGACGCAGCGAATGACTCGGCGCTGAAGGTGCAGCAGTCATTTACCCGCCAGGAGAGCGCCGCGAAGAAGGCCGGCATTTCTGTAGGACAGTACAACGCGGCGATGCGTATGCTGCCTGCGCAGTTTACGGATATTGCCACCCAGCTGGCCGGTGGGCAGAGTCCGTGGCTTATCCTGCTGCAGCAGGGCGGTCAGGTGAAAGACTCCTTCGGCGGTATTATTCCGACCTTTCGGGCGTTGCTGGGCACCATATCGCCGGTGATGGTAGGTGTTGGCGCGCTGGCTGCCGCCACTGGCGCGGTGGTTTACGCCTGGTATCAGGGCTCGTCCACGCTGTCTGATTTCAACAAAACGCTGGTCCTGTCCGGTAACACTGCCGGGCTGACCTCAAACCGCATGCTGGTGCTGGCGAAATCCGGCGAGCAGGCGGGACTCACGTTTAACCAGACCAGCAGCGCGCTGACGGAGCTGGTCAACGCCGGAGTGCGTGCCGGTGCCCGGTTCGATGAGATGAGTCAGGCGGTAGCGAAGTTCACCGATGTGTCGGGCGTGCCGGTCGACAAGGTGGCAGCGGCATTTGGCAAACTGACGAATGATCCGACTTCAGGCCTTATTGCTATGGCGCAACAGTTCCACAACGTTACCGCGGAACAGATTGCTTATGTGGCGCAGTTGCAGCGTGCCGGGGATGAAGCCGGGGCGCTGCAGGCAGCTAATGATGCGGCGACGAACGGTTTTCGCGAGCAGACAAAGAGCCTGCGCGACAATATGGGGGCGATTGAGACTGCTGCCGACAGCCTGAAGCGTGCCTTTAAATCGATGTGGGATGCGGCGCTCGATATCGGGCGGCCTGACACCACGCAGGAGATGGTTGCCAAAGCGGAAGCGGCCTTTAAGCGGGCGGATGAAATCTGGAATCTGCGTAAAGGTGATGGTTATGTCAATGATGATGCGCGCGCCAGCTACTGGAACGATCGGGAGTCTGCCCGCCTTGCACTGGAAATGGCTCAGCAGCAGGCCAGTGTGGCAAAGGCAACTGAGGATAACGCCGCCCGCGAGGCAGTGATTGAATCTGACCGCCAGAAGTATGCCGCGCAGGCGCAGGCTGCATATTCAAAGACCGAATCAGCTTTGGATAAATTTACGGCAAAACAGAAAGAATATAATCAGGCCATCAAAGACGGACGTATCCTCCAGGCTGATTACAACATTCTGATGGCAGCCGCTAAGAAGGAATACGACGACTCGCTGAAGAAGCCTAAAAAACCGTCAGCAGTGAAAACGCCAGCAGGCGTGAAAAGTGTCGATACTGCCAGCGCGCAGACGCTGGAGCTGGAGGCGCAGTTACGCACTCTGCAGGAGCATAAGAGCATCACGGATACCATCAGCCAGCAGCGGCAGGAATTGTGGAAACAACAATCCCGCTTTTCGGTGCTGGAAGAGGCCGCCAAAAAGCGCGCGCTGACCGCCGATGAAAAATCGGTGCTGGCGAACAAAGACGAGGTACTGGCGCGGGCCGAAGTGAATGCCCGGCTGGGCGATCAGATTGTTGCCCAGGAACGGTTAAACCGCCTGCAGGACAGCTCGCAGAAGTACGTTACCCAGATTGGGGAGAAGACCCGAGCGCTGGTGGCCGGTGGCAGCATGAGTAGCCGCGGCGCGCAGCGGCAAAACGAAGAGGCACAGCTGCGGCAGGGCTGGATGAATGCCGGTGGTACGGACACCGATCAGGGTTATCAGAACGAACTGGATGCACTGAAGAAATATTATGCCGCACAGGACGAGCTCCGCGGCAACTGGCAGGCTGGGGCGAAATCAGCGTGGGCTGACTATGCCGATTCAGCAGCTGATGCCTATGGTTCGATGAAGTCCGCTGCTTCAGCCACATTCGATGGTATCAGCCAGAATATGGCCGATATGCTGACGACAGGGAAAGCAAACTGGGCAGATTTCACCCGTTCCACGTTGTCGATGCTGACGCAGATCCTGATGAAGCAGGCCATGGCTGGCCTGGTCAGTTCTGCCACGTCAGCGCTGGGTTTTGCTGGCGGTGGTTATACCGGATCCGGCGGCAAGTATGAGCCAGCAGGTGTGGTGCACCGTGGCGAGTTTGTCTTTACGCAGGAGGCCACCAACCGAATAGGTGTCGGCAACCTTTATAGCATGATGCGCGGTTATGCGACTGGTGGTCTGGTCGGCGTGAGTGGCGGTGGCGTTGCTTCTCCTTTTGGCGTCAGCGTGTATGCGCCGGTTTCGGTGACAACAGGCCAGGGGGATTCCGGTCAACAGAAAGGAAGCGGCGATGCGCTGGGGAAAGCCTATCAGCAGGTGATCAACAGCTCAATCAGGGAAGGTATCACCAGAGAAGTCCGGCCCGGTGGCATCATCTGGAATGCAACAAAACAGAGGTAAGTAATGGCGATCGAGCATTTTGCATGGCGGATTAAAGCATCCAGCCAGCCGACCCTGAAAAGTAAGGATACCGTCCGTACGGCGCAGTTTGGTGATGGCTATAAGCAGGTGTCAGGTGCCGGGATGAATGATGAAACGCTCAGTTATGAGTTTTCATTTACCGGCGAACCGCAAACCGTCCGGGATATTTATGCTTTCCTGCGGCGCCATAAGACGAAATCCTTTTCGTTTACCCCGCCAGGCGGTGATCTTGCGCTGTGGCGTGTTGAGGCAGACAGCCTGCAGCGCGTCACCAAAAGTAAAACGGTGGAAACCGTATCAGCCACCTTTGAACAGGCGTTTGCACCATGAGTTTAAACAGTGATTATCAGAAACTTGAGCCGGGCAATGTTGTCCGGCTTTTTGATGTCGATGGCACCGCATTTGGTGTTTCCGACGTTCTCCGCTTCCACGCCCACAACATTGCCCACACTCCCGATGAAATTGCCGCTGCTGATGGAGATGAAAATAAGCTACCGGCGAAATCAATCTGGTGGCAGGGGCAGGAATATAAAGCCTGGCCCTGCCAGATCGAGGGTATTGAGACGGCGACCGACGGGACCAGTGCGCAGCCGACGCTGTCGGTAGCTAACCTGGATAGTTCCATTACGGCGCTGTGTCTTACTTATGATGACCTGCTGCAGGCAAAGGTCACGATTCATGACACGCTGGCGCAGTATCTGGATGAGAAAAACTATCCGGAGGGCAACCCGTCAGCGGATCCGCAGCAGGAAAAGCTGAAGGTGTTTTACATTGACGCCAAGAGCACTGAAACCAACGAGGTGGTGGCGTTTACGTTGTCCAGTCCAATGGACCTGCAGGGGGTGATGATCCCGACGCGCCAGCTACATTCGCTTTGTACCTGGTGTATCCGGAACAAATACCGCTCCGGTGATGGATGCGACTATGCCGGGACGCGCTATTTCGACAAGCACAACAACCCGGTGACAGATCCTTCTCTGGATGAATGCAACGGTACGCTGGCAGCATGCGAGCTGCGTTTTGGCAAAGGTAATGAGTTATCGCATGGCGGATTCGTTGGAACGTCTTTGATCAGGAGCTGATATGCGGCAGAAAACCATTGATGCCATTATGGCGCATGCTGCAGCAGAATATCCTCGCGAGTGCTGCGGCGTGGTGGCGCAGAAAAGCCGTGTTGAACGTTATTTCCCGTGCCGCAACCTTGCCACAGAGCCGGAGGACAGTTTTGTCCTCTGCCCGGAAGATTATGCAGCTGCTGAGGACTGGGGTACGGTGATCGCCATCGTTCACAGTCATCCTGACGCCACGACGCAACCGAGCGAACTGGATAAAGCGCAATGTGACGCAACGCTGTTACCCTGGCATATTGTGAGTTGGCCAGAGGGGGATTTACGCACCATCCAGCCGCGCGGAGAGCTGCCGCTGCTTGAGCGACCGTTTGTGCTTGGCCACTTTGACTGCTGGGGGCTGGTAATGAGTTACTTCCGGCAAACGCATGGTATTGAACTGAAGGACTACCGTGTCGATTACCCCTGGTGGGAAGACAGTTACCCCGAAAACTTCTACCACGATTGCTGGTATGAATGCGGCTTCCGTGAATTCAGCGGCGCACCGCAGCCAGGTGATATGGTGATCATGCAGGTCCAGGCTAATAAGTGGAATCACGCGGGAATTATACTGGAAGGTAACATGCTGTTGCATCACCTGTATGGGCACCTCAGCCAGCGTGTTCCGTATGGTGGCTACTGGCAGGAGCGGACGATGAAGATTGTGAGGTATAACTCACTGGTTTCCATGTAAATCAGTGATAAAATATTGTAAAGCTTAAACTTGGGGATAGGGATGTGAAGAAGTTTTTATTGATCATGGTTGTTCTGGTTATTGCTTTTTTGGGATGGGGCGCTTATTTGAATGAAACTCCAGAGGGGAAAGAAAAAGGTAGAGCCCGGGATGCAATAAAACTCTGTTGGTCTGAGCAAAGTAAAAAATCGAATAGCGCTGAGCAGGGGCGGTTTATAGCTGGTGCTTGTGAGTTAATGGAGAAAGAGTTTCGCGCTAAGTTTGGAGTTAATCCTTAGTCATTTAACCAAATGAAATGCAAATTAAAGAAATAGAATCAACCTCGTTTCGGCGAGGTTTTTTATTATTGGAGGTTACATGCAAGAAGTTATGGCACAAATAGAACTTGGAGGTATTCTTGGGAAAACTTTTGGTAAAACACATTATCGTTTAATTAGTACAGTACAGGAAGCACCTCGCGCACTTGCTAAAACTATTTCTGGTTTTGAAAAGTTTATGATTACTAGTGACCGCCGCGGTCTAACTTATGCTGTATTTAAAGGAAAGAAAAATATAGGTAAAGATGACCTTGGTTTTCCTGCGACAGAGGATGTTATTCGTATTTCTCCTGTCGTGATCGGCAGTAAAAAGGCTGGTCTATTACAAACTATACTGGGGGCAGTACTTATTACTGTAGCTGTCTTAACCGGTCCAGGCGGTATTGGTGCTGCGTTTACAGCTGGTGGATTAACTGGTTTTGCTGCAGCAACTGGTGCTTCGTTAGTTCTTGGCGGAATTGTTCAAATGCTATCACCTCAACCATCAGGTCTTGCTAGTAAGCAAAGTGCAGATAACCGCGCTTCGTACGCGTTCGGCGGGGTAACCAATACCGCGGCGCAAGGTTACCCGGTACCGCTCCTGTATGGCCGCCGGCGGATAGGCGGAGCGATTATTTCTGCCGGAATTTATGTCGAAGATCAGCAATAGGCCGAAAGGCAGGAGAACGTTATGACTTTAGAACTACGCGTTGAAGCGCTGGAAGCGGCGCTTGCAAATCAGCAGAACGCCATGAAAGAAGCCGTTAGCTCAGCCATTCAGAACGCGTTACGTCCAGGTGGGTGCCTGTATACTGCGTTAAAATCAAGCGATCCACTCAACGCCGCTGGCGGTCAGGCGTTCATTGATGGTGCCAGCATTAATGCGGGAAAGGTAAAAGCGGCCCAGATTCAGGCCGCTAAAAGTTATGAAGAAATATTTGAGGAAAAACTCGATACAATTATTTCTTTGCTGCCACCTCTAAAACTTTAAGGATGCGTGTGAACGCATCAATTGTGTGCGGATCATTACGCGCTGCTGATTCTGGAATCTTGGCTTGCCCTGCCTGATAGATTTTAATCAGAGCATCGAGTGCACCAGGTCGGGCAATGTCTAGAAATTTAACAATGTCTGATAGAATCAGGCCGGTTGCAATTTCATGCGTAAGCAGCTTTTGCTTAAGTTCTGCTACTTCTTTTTCCAACTCTAACATCGAACCCATTTACTTCTCCTGTTATACCGAGGCCATCAGCCACGCCGCCGGTAATTAATGCGCCAGTGTCCCACCACTGACGGGCTGAATCCCCAACATAACCAGGTATGTGGATTTGTAACATCCTGATATTCAGACAGTAGCCACCTTCGGGTGGCTTTTTTTATGGGCGCAATATGGCTACAGCAACCCCGATTAAAGGCCGCAAGGGCGGCAGTTCCAGTTCAAGAACCCCTACCGAACAGCCTGATGATCTGCAATCTGTAGCGAAGGCAAAAATCCTCGTTGCGCTGGGAGAGGGCGAATTTGCAGGGCAGCTGACGGCGAAAGATATCTATCTGGACGGAACGGCTCTGGAAAATGCCGACGGCTCCCAAAATTTCAGCGGAGTGACGTGGGAGTTTCGCGCAGGAACGCAGGCGCAAAAATATATTCAGGGTATTCCCGGTACCGAAAACGAAATCAACGTTGGAACTGAGGTATCAAGCGCAACAGCCTGGACGCGTACCTTCACCAACACCCAACTATCAGCCGTTCGCCTGCGACTGAAATGGCCTTCACTGTTTAAGCAGGAGGACAACGGCGATCTGGTAGGGTATTCCATCAATTATGCAATAGACCTGCAAACTGATGGTGGGACTTGGCAAACCGTTCTTAATACCAGCGTAACCGGCAAAACGACGTCTGGTTATGAGCGCAGCCACCGTATTGATTTACCGCAGGCTGGCAGCACCGGACAATCCGACTGCGTAAGATTACCGCTGACGCAAACAGCGCCAAGATCGGCGACACGATGACGCTGCAAAGCTTCACGGAGGTGATTGATGCCAAGCTGCGCTATCCGAACACCGCGCTGCTGTACATCGAATTCGACTCAAGTCAGTTCAATGGTTCGATTCCACAGATATCCTGTGAACCACGTGGCCGAGTGATCCGGTGCCTGATAACTATGACCCCGATACGCGGACTTATAGTGGTACATGGCGGGGCGCGTTTAAGTGGGTCTGGACCGATAACCCGGCGTGGATATTTTACGATCTGGTTATTACCGATCGCTTTGGTCTGGGTAATCGCCTGAGTGCAGCCAACATCGATAAATGGACGTTGTACCGGGTATCGCAATATTGCGATCAGCCGGTACCGGATGGAAAGGGTGGAAGCGGGACAGAGCCACGCTATACCCTGTAACGTCTATGTTCAGGACAGGAATGACGCTTACACTGTGCTGCGTGACTTTGCGGCTATATTCCGGGGTATGACGTACTGGGGCGGTGATCAGATTGTGGCGCTTGCCGATATGCCAAGAGATGTGGATTACGCTTACACCCGCGCTAACGTTATCGACGGACGCTTTACCTATTCCAGCAGTACAACAAAAACGCGGTATACCACGGCGCTGGTTTCCTGGTCTGATCCGGATAACGCCTATGCGGATGCGATGGAGCCGGTATTTGAGCAGCCTCTGGTGGCCCGGTACGGATTTAATCAGCTGGAAATGACAGCCATCGGCTGTACCCGGCAATCAGAAGCGAACCGAAAGGGGCGCTGGGGTATTCTCACCAACAATAAGGATCGCGTTGTTTCGTTTGATGTTGGCCTGGACGGAAACATTCCGCAGCCGGGATACATCATCGCTGTATCAGACGAGCTTCTGTCCGGCAAAGTTATGGGGGGGCGCATCAGCGCCGTTAATGGTCGCGTTATCAAACTTGACCGCGTTGCTGATGCAGCAGCAGGCGATCGACTGATTCTCAACCTTCCTTCAGGAGCGTCACAGAGCAGGACCATTCAGGCAGTTAACGGGGAATTTATCACAGTCACCACGGCATACAGTGAGACACCACAGGCCGAAGCTGTATGGGTGGTTGAGTCAGATGAACTCTACGCCCAGCAGTATCGAGTTGTCAGCGTCTCCGATAATGATGATGGCACTTTCTCTATTACCGGCGCATGGCATGACCCGGATAAATATGCCCGTATCGATACCGGAGCCATCATTGACCAGCGGCCCGTGAGTGTAATCCCGCCTGGTAACCAGTCGCCGCCGGCTAACATTGTGATCAGCTCGTTTTCAGTGGTGCAGCAGAATATCAGCGTCGAAACCATGCGTGTGAGCTGGGACCAGGCGCAGAATGCTATCGCCTACGAGGCACAGTGGCGCCGCAATGATGGTAACTGGGTAAACGTGCCGCGCAGCTCCACCACCTCATTTGATGTATCGGGTATTTATGCAGGGCGCTACCTCGTGCGTGTGCGTGCCATTAATGCCGCTGAAATTTCCTCTGGCTGGGGCTACTCCGAAGAGAAAACGCTGACGGGCAAGGTGGGAAATCCACCGAAACCTGTCGGCTTTGCGACAACGCCGATCAACTGGGGGATTCGCCTGAACTGGGGATTCCCGGCTAACACCGGGGATACGCTGAAAACGGAAATTCAGTACACCGCGAACAGTGATTTCTCTAATCCTCTTTTGCTGTCGGATGTGCCTTATCCGTCAGCCGAATACACCCAACTGGGACTGAAGGCGGGACAGGAGTTCTGGTACCGCGCGCAGCTGGTTGACAGAACGGGTAATGAATCAGGCTGGACCGACTGGGTTCGTGGTGTATCCAACGCGAATGCTGACGACTACCTGGGCGATATTGCTGATGACTTCCTGACGTCTGCAGACGGTGACCGCCTGACAGGCGACATTGATACCAACCTCGAAGCCGCATTGCAGAACGCGCTGGCCAACCATGCAACCGTGGAACATCAGTGGGCGCAGTACGGCGAGGTACGCGCGGATATTCTGGTGGTTAAAACGACCATTGCGCAGGTCGATAAGGCCATGGCTGAAATGTCGACGCAGGTGCAGGCGCAGTTCAATAATGTAACTGCCGCACTGGAGGACAAGCTTACTGCCGTGGTTGATGCCACCGGAGCCTCTGCTATTTACACCCTCAAAACTGGGGTCCGGATTAACGGGGTGATGTATAACGCCGGGATGTCGATCGCGGTGCTGGCAGAAGCGGGTAAGCCGGTAGTCACCCGCGTCGGGTTTAACGCCAATCAGTTCGTCCTGATGAGCGGTGGCGGTGACACGCAGTATTCACCATTTGCTGTAATCAACGGTCAGGTATTTATCAGCGATGCGTTTATTCAGGATGGCAGCATAGATAACGCCAAGATTGGGCAGTACATACAGTCGAATGTTTATACACCTGGCTCGGTAGGATGGCATATCAATAAAAATGGAAATAGTGAATTCAATAATGTAACAGTCAGAGGTACTGTATATGCAAGTGATGGAGAGTTTACAGGAAAAGTAAGGGCTAAAAGTTTTATCGGAGATATTATAAATGCAAATGTATTCAACGATATTCAGGAAGAAACAAAAAAGAGTATAGGCTCTGTAGCGTTAATTGGCTCAATATCCCGGAACTACTATTTCACAGATAGCGCAACTGACTCGCTATCAAAAACGGTTATATTTGATATTATCCTGCTATCAGGCATGGTGTCGGGTAGTGGTTCATATATTGATGTAACTATAAATATTAATGGCACAAAAAAAGACAACCCGCAGAAGTGATGGCGGTACTGTACCAGTAAGGTTTTCAGTAAAAGGAGTTACAACTCCGAATGTAACCGTTGAATTAACATTAACATATTATATTCCTGCAGGGGCAATCAGAACCATTACATACGGTGTCTCTTCCCCAATGATTAGCATTGTCAGAGGAAGTGGTAGTTTTAGAGAGTAAATTTTCGAAATCACTAACCTCGCTTCGGCGGGGTTTTTTTATTATCTGAATTCAGGAGATATCCATGTCAGCAGGAACATTAACCCTGACGAATAATTCTGCTGCTGTATCCGGCAGCGGAACTGCATTTACTACAGAGCTGGCAGCCGGAGATTTTATTGTTGTTACAGTGGGTGGTATTCCATACACCCTCCCGGTTAAGACCGTCAACAGCAATACATCACTGACACTGGTGAGTAATTTCACCGGGCCAACACAATCTGGTGCGGCCTGGTCAGCTGTTCCTCGTGTGGCGCTGAACATGGTCACCGCGGCGCTGGTGGCTCAGAGCACAGAAGCGCTTCGAGGCCTGAACTACGATAAACAGAACTGGCAGCAGTTCTTCACCGCTACCGGCGATGTAACCATCACGCTTCCAGACAACAGCCAGATGACAGGGCCATCAGCGAAAAAATTAATCAATAGTGTGGGTGACAAAGCTGATAAAACAGATCTGAATAAAAAGGCAGACTCACATTTTCCGAGTTTTACCGGGATAATGAATTTTGATGGAGGTGCCGCATCAATATACCAGTCATCATATGTGATGATTATGAGGACTGCCGGCGTTGATCGCTTGCAGCTGAGCTCGAATGGAATTTATTTAGTCAGCGTCATGGATGCGGCGGGGGGGTATCGTTCACGTCAGGGGCAAAGTGGGGCGACAACATCAAACGTCTGGAATTTTCACTGGAACGGCTCACTCAATGCATGGGTTGATTCGTCTAACGTCGGTCAGGTGTCACTTGTCACTACATCAGATAAATTTCTGAAGAAAGACATAATTTATCAGTCAGATGAATCGCCAACATTTTACATCCAATGCCTTGATGAGGTATTGCGCTGGAAACCTGCATTATTCAAATATAAAGAGCGCGGGGTTATTCCGGAATCTGATGAGAAGCTCGGGTTTATTGCAAACGACCTTGTTGAAGTATCACCCGAGTGTGTTACCGGAGAGGGTTTGAAAGAAGACTTTGATCCACTCAACCCAGTCGGGGCGTATAGTCTGAACGAAGTCGCAATGCTTGCAAAACTGACCGGAGCAATTCAGGCATTGCAGAAACAAATTAATGAACCTCAGGGCAGTAGGGTGTGATGCCTTTCTTGTGATATGAATTGCCGCAGTCACGTCGTATACAGAACGGACTGCGGCAGACCGTCACTTAATCTGAAACCAGCCACATATCAGCCTCTTCAAACATTTCCTGCACCGTTCGGCTTATCTGTTCTTTCTCATGCTTGCTGGCGTCAGTGTTGATCGCCGGCAGTGTCATCATCGGTTTAACCCGGACATCAGCATCCGGGAAAATCCGGTGAACTCTCTTACTCAGTTCGCCGAGAATGATATCTTTTGCACCGGGCAGACCATCAAAATTCCTTTTGTCATAAACGAGTTCCACGAACATTGCTCATTGCTCCTTTACTGGATGGATATACAGTATTTATACTGTGTTTTTATCTGGTATTCAAGAGAGGGCGTAAACATGGGCTTTCCTTCACCTGCGGCAGATTATGTTGAAACACGAATCTCCCTCGATCAGCAGCTAATCAGCCAGCCAGCAGCGACTTATTTTATGCGGGCATCGCGTTCACATTTCAGGGAAGGGATAATCCAGGGGGCGCTACTGGTTGTTGATGCGTCACTTTCTCCCTGTGATGGCTCGCTGCTGATCTGCGCGATAGACGGAGAATTTAGGATCAAGCGATATCGGACACATCCTCAACCCCACCTCGTTAATCTGGAGAACGGGAGAAAGGAGGCGCTGCCAGTAGATGATGGCGGTTACAGTTCTGCACCCGCTATATTCGGGGTGATCACGTACATCATTAATGATGCCAGGAATGGAGAGTTCGACGATTGCCCAGTTATGTAATGAAAAAAAAGCCCGTTTATACGGGCTTTCGTTTAGTCATTTTTTCTGGACTTTTGCAATTGTTCAAGCCTTACATGAAGTGATTTAGGGAATAGCTCTGTGTAAACTTGCCACAGTACATTCAGCGACCTGTGGCCAGTAACTTGGGCTACTTCCTCTATACTGAATCCAGCTTCAAAAAGTCTGCTGGCGCCTTCCCTTCTAAGGTCATGATATCTTAGATCCTCAATTCCAAGAGCACTTCTTACCCTTTGGAATCCTGCCGTTACGGAACTGCTTATATAAGGGAATATTAGCTCTGACTTACGCGGCTGGCGCTGGACAATATCCCAGGCTTCTCCGAGTAAAGCGACATTCATGTGGTTCCCTTCTTTTTTACGTGGATCCTTCCTGTCTCTCACCAGCACTGATTTTTGTTTTTCATCGATATCATCCCATCGCAGACGGCAAACCTCGCCAATGCGCATGCATGATAAAACAGAAAACATCAGAATATCGACGAATGGGATTTTTGATCCCCGCCTTTGAGAACGTTGCTTCAGGCCTTCAATCAGCATGTCTAGTTCTTCAGATGCTGGTCGACGACTACGTCGATTTGATTTTCCAATTAACCCCAATTTTAGGAGGTGAGGGCGTGCCTCTTTTGCCGGATTGCTAGTATAGTTAATGCCATACACTGGCTTTGCACAATCAAGCACGCTTCCAAGATAGCTGACGTCATGGCTTACGGTCGCTGGCCCGGCTCCTGCATTATTTCGCAATCGACAGTGCTCTATTACGTCATTTGCGGTTAATGACAACAGGGGGATAGCTGCAATGTCGCAGTCAACGAGCATATTAAGAACATAGCTTTTTGTTCGCCCCGCTTTGCCACCAGCGTTTGGATCATTGATATATTTTTGCAACAAATCACGGACTGTTATTCCGGTAGCATCATCAGATGACGGGAGACCATAAAGATCCAGTTCCATAACCCTCTGGGCTCCCCATGTTTTAGCATGCGCCTGTTTTGGGAAGGTTTTACTTTCTCTGAATGTGATAACGCCTTTTTCCTTAATAAGCACGGTACAGCGGTAGCGTGGAGTGCCATCAGATTTTAGTCGTTTCTCTATGTTATAGTATGCCATTACTCTGTCTCGTCATTTCAGGTTCCCATACGTATGGGGGCCTGAGTGGGAACCTGATAAGAGAAAAATATACTTAAATGTCAAAAAATGCACGGTAATCTTAAGATGATAAAAACCAGCCAAACCAGCGCAATGCCTGAAAATACTGACAATCACTGGAATGGTCGGTTTAGTGTTGCTCCTATGCTCGACTGGACGGACAGACACTGCCGCTACTTTTTGCGCTTACTGTCCAGCCAGACGTTGCTCTATACGGAAATGGTAACCACCGGCGCGATCATTCATGGTAAAGGCGATTATCTGGCGTATAGCGAAGAAGAGCATCCGGTCGCATTGCAACTGGGCGGGAGCGATCCTGCGGCGCTGGCGCAGTGCGCAAAGCTCGCTGAACAGCGGGGTTATGACGAAATCAATCTCAACGTGGGTTGTCCTTCCGACCGCGTGCAGAATGGCATGTTTGGCGCCTGCCTGATGGGGAATGCGCAACTGGTCGCCGATTGCGTCAAAGCAATGCGCGACGTGGTGTCGATTCCGGTAACGGTGAAAACGCGTATCGGCATTGATGATCAGGACAGCTACGAATTCCTGTGCGATTTCATCAACACGGTATCTGGCAACGGCGAATGTGAGATGTTTATCATTCACGCCCGCAAGGCCTGGCTGTCCGGGTTAAGCCCGAAAGAAAATCGCGAAATTCCACCGCTGGATTATGACCGTGTTTATCAGCTAAAGCGTGATTTCCCGCATCTGACGATGTCGATCAACGGCGGCATTAAATCGCTGGAAGAAGCAAAAATTCATCTGCAACATATGGATGGCGTGATGGTGGGGCGTGAAGCTTACCAAAACCCAGGTATTCTGGCGTCCGTTGACCGTGAGATTTTTGCTGCTGCCAGCGAAGATGCCGATCCAGTTGCCGTGGTGCGCGCCATGTACCCGTACATTGAGCGTGAACTGAGTAAGGGGACCTATTTGGGACATGTGACGCGCCATATGTTGGGGCTGTTTCAGGGGATCCCTGGGGCTCGTCAGTGGCGTCGCTATCTGAGCGAAAATGCGCATAAAGCCGGGGCAGATATTAACGTACTGGAGCATGCGCTGAAGCTGGTCGCTGACAAGCGTTAAGTTTTCGCCAAAAGTTAGTTAATTTCACCACGCCCTGCGCTTTGTCGCGGGGCGTTTTCTTTATAAATCAATACATTATTTTTGGCATGTTTCTTGTAAAGCAATGGAGAGAATTTCATTTCGGGAGAGAGCCATGCTGGAACTACTTTTTGTGATTGGATTTTTTATCATGCTGATGGTCACCGGCGTATCTTTGCTGGGCGTTCTGGCTGCATTGGTCGTAGCCACCGCAGTGATGTTTCTGGGCGGACTATTTGCCTTGATGATTAAACTGTTGCCCTGGCTGCTACTGGCTGTTGCCGTGGTGTGGGTTATCAAGGCGATAAAAGCGCCAAAAGTCCCACAGTATCAGCGCAATAACCGTCGATTTTACTAAGGTATTGAGCGGTGCGTCACAACCTGCAACATTGCCTTTAGAACCAAATAGGAATTGATTATCAAATCTGTCACTATTGCCAGGTTAACGAATTCATCGAGCTGTACCCTACATACAGCCGAACTAAAAAAAGAAAGGGCTTCCCACGGGAAGCCCTAATTCTTTACTTCCCCGTCATAATTCAAACCGCAGGTGTGTTGGCTGCTTTCATTCACCCCAGTCACTTACTCCAGTAAGCTCCTGGGGATTCATTCAATTGCCGCCTTCCTGCAATTTGAATTATTTAGGGGAAGTCGAAGCA